AGGATTCGGTTCGCGGACTCCGGAGTGAAGGTGATGGCTAAATCCCAGTACTTAAGATTCTCGAACATGTCAGCGAAGTACATCTGACTGTCGATTGGGAAATAAGCCACAAATTTAAATTTGTGCGTGTGCTTCTGGAATTGGCAGCGCTCCCAGAATTGATTCACCATCCAGATGTCGTTCAGGCAGAAAACGAAATCGGGGCGCTCTTTATCGATAATCTCAGGGACTCGCGGCAAACCAAATCTGTCCGGGCAGTGGACGGTTCCCGCTGGGTAGATTTTATATGGGTAGTTATGAGGGTCTCCTGCGTAGTTAATTCCTAAAACTACAACCTCGTGTTCCTGACTAAGGTAATGCAGAATACTGTGTGTTACTCTTGCAAATCCGGTGTTGCTACAGGCGTCTCCGTACCAGAGAATTTTCGCCATTCTTGAGGTATCATTCAGATGCAGCTAATATAGCAACACTGTCAACTTACTGATATGCCTAGCCGGGAAACCTTTGCTTATCGGCGTGGCGCTCAGATGCGTGCAGTACGCGCCGTAGAGGATTCAGCTAGTTCGACGATTGAGACTATATACACTAAAGCTTCTGATGACTTCCATACGTTTTGTACGTTATTAGACAAGCCGCCAGCTCTGCATATGCTGGAATGGCACGATCACTTGATAACAGGAGAGAGCAACAAGTATCTATTAGATATTGCAGGTCCTAATCTTGATATTTTGTCGCCTCGGGGTAGTGCCAAGTCGACAGTGCTCAACATGTTTACCGCATGGTGCATCGGGCGCCACACAGCGGCTAAGCGTCCTCTGCAGATAATTTACGTTAGTTACAACATTGCAACCGCGATTCCGAAGTCCCGAATCATTCGGCAGATCGTGGATTCTCCGGAGTTTCGCAAGATCTTTCCAACGTGCCGACTCAAACCCGGTATGCAGTCAGATATCGGCTGGTCGATCGATTTTGACTACGCAGGCATCCCGAGAGTAGGTGACGAAGAATTCACTCTACGTGCAGCAGGATTACGCGGTAGTATTACATCAAAGCGAGCTCATTTGGTATTAGTCGATGACCCAATCAAGTCCAGTACCGATATACGCAATCCAGCAATCAGAGAGGAGATGATGTCAAACTGGAGTAGTGTGATATCACCTATTATCTTTGAGGGCGGTCGTGCTATCTGTCTAGGCACTCGGTTCCACCCGTTGGACATCCATAAGACGATGTTTATCCCGGACAAGGGGTGGAAGCAGGTAACTCAAGAAGCTCTGACGTACGACGACAAAGGTCAGCCCAAGAGTTACTGGCAGAGCCAGTGGTCTGTTGAATATTTGTTACAGCAGAAGGAACTAGATCCTGTTGCTTTTGCTTTCCAGTACCAGCAGCAGCCCGTGATGACTTCGGACCTGGTTGTGTCACCAGATCTATTAATTAAGGGAGAGGTTGTTACGGAGTTCGACTCGCTCGCCGTGGGAATTGACTTGTCGGCTAGTAAGAATGAGACAAGCGACTACACGGCGTTTGTGCTAGGTGGGCGTCTTAAGGACAAGTACTACATCATCGATGCGCACCAGTGCCGTTCGATCGGCAACCTTGAGAAGATCGATTTGTTGTGCGACATGCTGCTGGAGTGGGGAATTCTGACCCAGCACGACGGGCAGTTTATGCCGACGTATTCCACGGTGACACTCGTGGTTGAATCTGTGGCGTATCAGGCTTCGTTGGCGGCTGACATCAAGCGAGTCTTAATCAACGAGCGAGATTTAGGCAACCTCCATGTTCATGAGATCAAGGGTTTCCGCGGGGATAAGGTTGCACGATTCCGCGGCACGTTGGGTCTGCTTGAGAATAAGAAGGTGACGTTTAATAAGTATCGTAAGTTTGATGCGTTGTTTGATCAGCTGATTAATGTGGGCGCCACGGCGCACGATGACATGCTGGATGCGTACGTTTGGTTGGTGACGTTCTTGCAGCGGCGGGGAGAGTTTTCGATTGAATATTGATTTTCCCCACGTGGGCGACACTAGAGTGCAAAAGTCTCTCGGCTCGGCCGAGCCTGATATGAAGGGTAAGAAACTCTGGGTTGCGATAACTGCGTATAATCCGTTATCCAGGTTAGATTGTCTAATTGGTGTAATTAAGGAGTATTCAGATTACCCTTGTGATGTTAATATATACGTCTACATCAATTACGATGCCCAAGAGGTTGCGGATCAACTTCAACAGGTCTTAAATCGAGTCTCAAGTAAGACTGTTGAGATAAAAATCGCACCTCCTGGATTCGAAAACTGGTATTTGACTTGGGCTCATAAGACTGACCTCGCGCTGGCGATTTTGAACCGCGCTGCAGATTTTTATATTTACCAGGAAAATGACATGCACTTGACGCTTGATAACTTCAAATACTGGTTTAAGTGGCGTCCACGTCTGAAGCCGCTGGGTCTAGAACCTGGATTTGTGCGGTTTGAGAAATATAAAAACAAGAAGGTGCCCTTCGATAACTACTTTCCTTACTCCCTTACCCATCCGACACCGCGTATTTGGGGCGACCGTGGGTTCGATGTGCCCAAAATTTTAGTTATTGATCGTGAAGTTGATTTCTTTGTCCAGTTAGCTAATCCTTACTACGGCGCCATGGTCTTAGATCAAGACATGGGTGAGACTTACATAAGATCCGATAGTTTTGATCCGGAACTTAGTTACGCCAAGGTTGGTGTGCGGAACTGGCCGATAGCTGATCGGAGTTCGATGGGCGTCGCGTTTGAATTCGTTCCGGATGGTTATGAGCACCGTCGGTGTGTTCCGGTTTCTCGTATCGGCGACTGTTATGCGATTCTTGATTCGGGTTTGATTTGGCACGACGATTTGAAATATTCGCCGGAACTTGAAAAACTCCATGGCGAGCTGAAAGATTGTGCTAACATACTCACACTTCATTAAGCTGTTATGAGTGACGCAGTAAATCATCCGTCACACTATAATCAAGGTGATGTTGAGTGTATCGACGCTATTAAGGCGGCTCTAGGTTCTGAAGGTTTTAAGCAATTCTGTCTCGGCACCTGTCTCAAATACCTTTGGCGGACAGACCATAAGAACGGGTTGGAAGATTTACAAAAGTGCGCGTGGTATTTGGATCTCCTTATTGCTGAAAATAAAGCTGCTAATTCGGCGGAATATACGCAGCTCAATTTAGGAATTTTATCTAAGTAAAAATTTAGGAAAATTTCGTTAAGTCAAACTTGTTGAATTTTTTTTTTTAACGCTCATGCCTGCTCCTAAGGGAAGCCAACACAACTATCGTCACGGCCACGCGGTTACGGGACAACCTCTCTCTCTTACGTACCGGAGTTGGGTGTCTATGAGACGTCGTTGTTTTTCTAAAAATCTTAAAGTTTATAAATACTATGGAGCCATAGGAGTTACTGTGTGTGACCGTTGGTCTACGTTTGAAAATTTTTTAGCGGATATGGGACCTAGACCTGCTGCAAATTATGTTTTGGCTCGAAACGGAGATGTTGGTAATTATGAGCCTGGAAATTGTCAGTGGAAAACCAAATTTGAGAATGATTCTGAGGCTAAACGAGGTGTTCGAAACCCTAACACTAAATTCACAGAGGATGATATTAGAGAAATTCGACTTCTTAGTTCTCAGGGTCTAACCGACACGAACATAGCAAAGTGTTTTAAAGTTAATCAAAGCACTATTTCCCGTATAATAAAAAGGAAAACTTGGGCACACGTCATCTGATGGGGGAGATTGCCAAGAAAACAAACCCCGAGAAGTGGGCCAGAGCTAAAGCTAAGTGCCGTAAAAAACTAGGCGGGCATAGTGCTAGAGCTATGCAGTGTGCGACTAAAGAGTACAAAGAGTCAGGCGGACGCTATGAAGGCCGTAAGTCTTCTGAAAATCGCTTGAGTAGGTGGTCTAAGGAAGACTGGCAAACACGCGAAGAGTACGAAAAGGGTTCTAAGTGATGGCTTCTTACAGCGCGGCTGATTTAGTTTCTGCCCTCACTGGCGAAACTCCGGGATTCCGGGAAAGCAGACTCCCGACTTCCAAGGATATTCTTCAGGAGATCTACAACCCTGATGCGGACGAAAGCCAAGAACTCTTAGCTCGGTTAATCAGTCCGCTGAAGGATGAGCTGCTGAGTGCTGCGCTTGCCAAGCGGGCTGCAATAGGCAAGCGGGATTCTGGCTACGTCTGATGGCGGATCTTGCTCGCGAGAAAGGTCGTACAGAGCGGTATCTCCCACGGAGAGCGTGGGCGCTGCTGAGTCCTGAGGAACGGCGAGCTACAGACGAACGTAAGAGGCGGGCTACTGCAGGCAATAAACCTGTAAATACTCAGGTGCCTAACACGGAAAAGGCTAAGAGAGCGCGTAGACTTGCTTCAGAGTACCTAAAGCGGAAACGCACTAAGTCTGATGGCTGATTATTTCGGATCCGCTGGTAGATATTTTGATAAAGCATATGCGGCGCAAACTCAAGCCGCTGCTATGCAGAAAGCGAATACTTCACGGATGTCGGATGATGCCGAAATCAATCCGTACTCTGCTGCTTTAAATATCGGTTCTGTTCCTCCCAACGTGAATGAGGCTGGAACAGAGCAGGGGGAAATCAATGATTACATTTCTGACGTTAAGGAAGATCTGCTGTCTCAAGCTAAGGAAAAGCGTCGTCCGGTAAACGGCGAAACAGCGTATCGCGCTGGCGGAGGCGTCAACACCGCAGTTATGCGTTAATATACTGACAGCTTTTATGCTGTCATGCTGTTTGACTGCTTTTTATATTTCAACGAGAAAGAGCTTCTTGAACTGCGAATCGAGATGCTCAAAGATATTGTAGATGGTTTTATTATTACTGATGCAAACCGTACGTTTAAGGGAGACCCTAAGCCTTTTACGTGCATAGATACAATTCGTGAGCTCGGGCTGCCTGAGGAGAAGATCCAGGTTCTGCACGTAGAACTACCTTCGGCGGAAGAAATCCACGATCCGTGGATGCGGGAGTATGCCCAGCGGGATGCTCTCGGGGTTGGGATGCGGATGACCCCGCCGGATTCTGTCTTTTTCTTCAGTGATGTCGATGAGATTCCTAGACCCGAATTTCTTCTGCAGGCTGTGGATTTAGCAAAGCAGGATCCGTCTCGATGTGTTCGCTTGTCGATGCCGATGTTTTACGGGCGGGCAGATCTCCGTGTAATCAACCCCAACGGAAAGCCGACAGAGGCTCCGAATAATTGGACTTGCGGCACCGTGGTTCTCCACGAGCACCTGGAGATGACCCCGTCTCAAATTCGTATGAATCCCAACGATCTCGTCGTTGGAAATTGCGACGCCGGATGGCACTTCAGCTGGATGGGGGATTCTGAACGTCTTAAGAGGAAGATTACGTCTTTCTCACACTGTTACGACGATATCCCTAACTCTGTTGCTCCGGCTGACAGCGAGGAAATGATGGAGCATTTAGAAAGTTATGTAGCTGTTGAAGGCGCCACAGATCCTTTGGGGCGTACGGATCATATTTTAGTTTCATATCCCCATGAGCTTTTGCCTGCTGAATTGTTTAAACTTGAGAGAGTTAAGAAGTACTTGCTGCCGTGAAGAAAGCGCGAGTTGCTAAGCAGAAAGCTCAACAAGCTAAAGCTCAGCTAAGCCGGACATCTCCCGCTGCTCGCCGGACTGCGGTGAGTTCCAGTCTGCAAGGCGCTGGTCCTTCTCTCTCGCGCCCTGAATTTGAGAATATTATGCGGACTACAGGCGTTAGTGCTGAAAAATTACTTGAACGAGCCGGGAGTCGTGGGGTCGGACTTAATGCCGGTGTTGTGAACGCACTTAACCGAGGGAAGTTGGGCGCGGGTGCTGACTCTTTTGCCACTTATCGCGGCTTCACCCAAGCCGGTGCTGGACCCGTATCTCGTTTCCCCTATAGTCTCGCGGGGATGGCGAAAGAATCCAAAGGATTTATTCAAGGTTTACAAGGTCTGAATCTGTCCCGCGGACAGCGGTATATGGGGAGTTATGAAGCGGACGGTAAACGAGTCCCCGTGATTCAAACTCGCTCCGCAATTCGCGGGGGTGCGGGGATCGGACGAGGAACCACTACTGAGACTGCCGGCGCAGGGACCACCTCCGGTCAGACTGATTACGGTATTCGCCCTATGTCTGACGAGGAGCGTAGGATTCTGACTGGTGGCGGCGGCACTCCGCGTTGGATTCCGGGGTTGAATGCTCCGGGGACCGATAATTACGATCCTGAGTATGGTGGCGGTGGTTGGGTTTCGACTACAGGAATCCCTG